ACAGGTTGTGTAGCAGTTTGGGGCAATTCTGGATTAATTAAGGTAACATATCAATGAGTAAATATATTAAAGGAGAGAAATCATGGCGGTAGTCAGTTTTAAAACACTCATGGGCGCAACGGCGGCTACACCAGTAGTAAAAGAATTTACTATTTTTAATAGAAATCACTGGACAGTTACGAATGGTGGCTGTTGTTTACAATGGACAGTACCATCTGGTGTACAGATGGTTAAGTTTGAAATTTTAAGTGGTGGTGGGCCAGGTGGTTCATCTGGTGGTGACCATGATGTTCCTATGGGCGGACAAGGTGGTAATTATGCAATGATACAACTTTTTGCTTCAGATAGTGAATTTACAGCAGGTTCTTCACAATATACTTTATGTGCAGCAGGAACATCAGATTGTTCATGTTGTTGTCATTGCTGTTCAGCTTGTAGAGATGGTTGTATATCATATGTCACAGGAGATGGCTTATCAAATTTCTGTGCAATTGGTGGTCGTGGTGGAGCAAATAGCTGGGATAAAATGTCTAGTTGTTATAATTGTGGATTAGCTACTCAATGTAATCTAGGTGATTATAATAGTAACTGGATAACAAACGCAACTAATCCTGGTTTTTGTGGTATACCAGAAACACCAACAACTAAAAGTATGGGATATACGGGAACTACAGGACACTCATATCATGGTTACGATTGTTGTTCTCATGTTTTTACAACAGCTGGCGGACCTACAGGTCCATTTGCAGTTAGTTATACTGGTCAAGGTTCTAGTTGGTGTACGGGTAATTATAGTTGTTGTTCTTCACATTCAATGTTTCCAGGTGGAGCCGGAGTAGGAGTAGGACATGCAACATCAAGTGCTTGTTGGGGTCATTGGGGTGCTGGTGGATTAGTAAAAGTAACTTATCAATAAAAAGGATGAAAAATAATGGCGATATATAAAACATTACTTACATATAGAATACCTGATGAACGTCATGGTCAATCTGATGTGTTGGGCAAAACCAGCACTTGTCAATATGAAGGACCAGAAAAATTAATTTTATGGTTAACTAAAGATGACACTCATGCTTGGGGGAAAGCTAATCGTCTTGAAGCAGTATGGGATGCAGATGATATGACAGAACGTCCAATGCCTGGCGATCTTTATCAAGTTGAATTAGATGCAAAAGCAGGAGATAAAGAATGTATTATAGCGGGATTAATTGGACCTAGTACGGAGACCTTTAATCCGTTAGGTGAGTTAAAACGCTATGAAATAAAAGTAGGACCAGATTCAGAACCTAATTCGTTTGTAACAGATCCAACTTCTCCTTTTGAAGTTTTTTCAAAAGCAGATTTGAATGAGGACTTGTATAATCCCGATACAAAACAGTTTAAGAATTTAGTTTATAAAGAAGCGTGTATGGCAAACAGGTTTACAGATGAAAAGATAAGGTCAAGAAGAAATCATTTGTTAGAAAATTCCGATCATAAAACTGCAGCTTCGGATGTACCTGCTGATGTTAAGGCAGAGTGGGAAACATACAGACAAAAATTACGAGATATGCCAGCAACATGGAAAGATGTACCTAATGAATTAATTCCATGGCCTAAGTCACCAGAAGAAAATAGTACTACCAATCCCGATGGTCCTTGGAGTGTAAAAAAAGATCCTACGATTGTTAGTATTGAAGATAGAACTCCTGAAGATAAAAAAGCAATAGAACAAATGTGGCCGATTGACGGAGTTGATGAAAACGCTCCATAAGGTCGTATAAATAGTTATGTAATTATTATTAATAGTTTTATTGAGGTGAAAAATTATGAGTGGTCGTTCAAAAGCTTTTTTTATTAATGGTGGAGCAGGTCGTGTTCTTTGTTCTATCCCCGCATTAGAAAGATACGCAGAAGATTCAGGTGATAAAGATTTTGTTATAGTATGTGAAAGTGGAATGGATTTTTATCGTGGTCATCCTACCTTACATAAACATGCTTTTGAAGTTTGGCATAAAAATCTTTTTGAAAGTCATCTAAAAGATAAAGATGTCTTTTCTCCCGAACCATACCGAGTTAACGAATACTTCAATCAAAAATGTAGTTTAGCACAAGGTTTTGATATTCTTATTAATGAATTAGATGAACCACGTGTCCTCCCTGACCCTCTAATTCATCTTAGTAAAGAAGAATTAGTTAAAGGGTTTCAAACAATTCAAGAAATTAAATCTGGAACTAAAAAAGACAAAATATTAGTTTTCCAACCTTTTGGTCGTTCGGTTCAACAGGTGGGTCCTGCTGTATATGATTCAACTTCGCGATCTATAGAATCAGCAAATGCTGTTGAGCTTATTCAACAATTAAGAAAAGATTATGGGATTATTGTGATGAGTCAAATGCCTTTAGATATAAAGGAAAATAAAGAACATACAATTGCTGTACCTAAAGAACCTAATTTAAGATTGTGGGCTGCAATGATACACAATGCAGATCATTTTTTAGGATGTGATTCTGTAGGACAACATATTGCTAAGGCACTTAATAAAACAGCAACTGTTATTATTGGGTCAACTTATCCAATAAACATTTCTTATCCAGACAATAAAGATTTTGATATTATAGATGTTGGTAAAGATAAACGGGTATATTCGCCTATTCGTCTTACTATGGATGATGAGAAAGATCGTGCTAATAATGATTCTATTGTTATGGAAAATAAAGAAATAAAGCTTGTTGTTGATTCAGTAAAGAAACGAATGGGAAAAGGATCTAAATTTGAAGGTAAAGTTGAACCTCATGTACATACTGATAAGTGTAGCCATGATGACCACAGTAACTTTACTAAACCAGCTCCTGTTAGCATACCACAGGGTATGAAGTTGCTGGAGGATAATGGATGAGTCAATGGATTGCGGGTATATCAAGAGGTCATAATGCTAGTATATGTTTACTTAAAGATGGTGCAGTAGTTTTTGCTGTAGAAGAAGAAAGATTGAGTAGACAAAAATATGATGGTGGGCCATATGCGTGTATGGTTAAAATTTTAGAGTATACTGATAAACTAGATTATTTAATTATATCACATACACAACCAGATGAAAGTATGGTTGAATTTTCTGGTGGTGATGTATGTAGTGGACTTGCAAGAAAGTTACGTCTTATTGAAGATACGGGAAAACAAGTTTGGCATATGGACAGGTGGCATCATAAAATGCATGCTGCTTGTGCCTTTTATCGTTCTGGTTTTGAATCTGCAACAGCATTGGTTGTTGATGGAGCAGGTACATATATTCCTATGGAGCTAAATGGTGAAAAGGATATAACATGGGAACTTGAATCAATTTTTAATTGTTCTTATCCAGCTACATTTAAAACACTTTATAAACATCAAGCTGGTAGAGGACCATGGACAAGTGGAAAGATTGATAACTTTTCAAGTGAACGTGAAAATGAAAAAGGAGAACATGAATTTATTATTGATGATTCTGCTGGTATTGTAAAAGCATATGAAGCAGTAACAAGATATTGTGGATGGAATCCAATTGAAGCTGGCAAGACTATGGGATTATTTCCTTATGGAGAACCAAATGATAAAATACAAATTTTTAATGATGCTGGTGGAGGAAGATGGAAAACAGCAGATCGTAATTTAATTATTCCAACATATCCAAATGGTGCTGCGGTAAATCAAGGAAGATATAAACATTTAAATGATCCAGAACCATTAGAAGCTGGAGTAGATGTTACTAGATTACAAAATCGTAGAGATATGGCTTATGCTGTACAAACAGAATCTCAACAAATGGTTCTTGATTTAATTCGTAAGTCAGTTGAAATGAGTGGTAATAAAAATGTTGTACTGTCTGGTGGTTATGGATTAAATTGTGTTGCTAATTATTGGTATCTTGGTCAATTAAAAGATGAAGGTATTAATTTATATGTTGAACCAATTTCAAATGATGCGGGCACATCTATAGGTGCGGCATTATTTGCATATTATATGATTACAAAAGAAGAAAAGGTTAGAGGATATGCTGATAGTTTGTTTTTAGGTCCGAAGTATAAATATACAGATGAGGAAGTAGAAAACATAGCTAAAAAATATAATGGGACTATTAAAAAAGCTTTTTTACCTGAAGATGCAGTTAAACTAATATTGAAAGGAAATATTGTTACACTCTTTCAGGGTAGTTGTGAGAATGGTCCTAGAGCATTGGGTAATCGTTCAGTTCTTTTTGATCCTCGAACTGAAGATGGTAAGGCTTATGTTAATAGTGTAAAACGTAGAGAATATTTTAGACCATTCGCAGGAACTATATTACATGAATATGCAGACGAATGGTTTGATATGAGAGGACTAGAAGAATCTCCTCACATGATGTATGCAATGTATTGTAATGAAGGATATAAAGAAAAAATTCCTGCTATTGTTCATGTAGATGGTACGTGCCGTATTCAAACTTTAAAGAAGGAACAAAATCCTGTATTTTATGAAATGATAGAGGAGTTCAATAAACAAACAGGAGTTCCTATATTATTTAATACTTCTTTCAATTTAGGTGGAGAGCCATTAGTTGAATCGTTAGATGATGCTGTTAAAGCATTAAATACTAGTAGATTAGAGTACTTGTATTGTCCAGAAAATGATCTATTAATTGAAGTATTGAATGAAAAAACTTAAATACGACGGTATAGTATTATAAATACATATAATATTAAAGGGAATTAGAATGGCAACTATTACAGATTACAATATAGATCAAGGTTCGGCTTGGAGTGCAGACGTTACTCCAAAGAATACAGCTGGGGATACAATTGTTTTAGATCCTCTCAGTATAATTAGTTCCCAAATAAGAAAAAATCATCATACATATCGACATGATACAACTATACCACAGCCAGCAGGTACTATTCTTGGTAGTTTGGCACAATCAGGTATTGTTACATTGAGTTTGACTGCAGCAGAAACTGCTGCAATAAGAGCAGGATATTATTATTATGATGTTGAAGCAACTTCTTCTCTAGGTGTAGTTACGCGAATTTCAGAAGGAAAAATTCATTTACGACCAGAAATAACAAAAACTATTCCAGAATAATTTAATTAAAGGGTAATAATATGTCTTATGTAGGTACTCAACCATTTTTTGGTTTCATAAAATCAGAGGAACATATATCAGTAGGAGGAACACAATATACTTTGGGTAGAGTTGCTCCTTCAAAAGACTCTATACAAGTTAGTGTTAATGGAGCTATCAAACGACCAAGTGAATATACCCTTTCAGGAGTAATTTTAACTCTTGCTGGTGTCCCTGTTGATGATGTTGTTTTTGTAAGATATTTAACTACTACAGGAACTCATGCAACTTATACACAATATTCACTTGCTGATGATATTGTAACAAGCAGCAAAATTCTTGATGGGTCTGTTACCAACGATCATATCGTATCAGTAGAAGCTTCAAAGTTAACTGGTAATTTTGGTGGAACTTTTTCTCAAGAGATATTTACAGGGGCACCGCCTCAAACAGATTTTCTATTAACACAAGACGTTGCTGTTGCTGCATCAATCTTAGTAACAGTTAGTGGTGTTCATCAAGTATCACCAAATCATTTTACATTATCAGGAACCGGTAACAGAACACTTTCTTTTAATACTGCACCTGCCGCAGGTGTAGTTATTTATGTATTATATTTAGGTGTTGTAACAGATATTGGTGTTCCTTCTGGAGGCACATTAACACCATCAATGTTTGCTCCCGGTACG